TGGGTGCCAGATGTTGTGACTCCAGTGGTGTATGCCGTAGCTTTCGCGGCATCTAAGTAAAAGACAAGAGGATGCCCGGAGTTTGACGCGTCAGACTGATCAAACTTGTAAACGTATTCTGTGTTAGCTGTCGCCGCATCACTGCCGCCAAGCTCTATTGCAGGAGCTTCAACCCCATTTATAAAGTAACCGTTAGAGCTTCCGTCACCATTGTAGGCATGAGCGGCTGTCTTGCTTGCTACCGTTACCGTCAAAACGACGGGGCTGCTTGATGACCCGTATATGGGAGCAGTCGTATCTGCGGTCAGAACACCTACGTCCGTAATATCTTTGCCCTGGCCGTCAAGATCGCCGCCGAGCTGCGGGGTGGTATCACTGACTACATTGGTGAGGCCCAGGGCATCGATGGCCTGTTTGACTCTGAGAGGCGAGAATATCCTGCCTCCTGTTTCAGTCCCTGCCTCTGCCTCACTTTGACTTGCAAGATCGTATGCGCCAGAAACAGAAATAAATGAAAGCGCACCGCTGCCATTTGTTGCTAATACTGTATTAGCTCCACCGTCTGCGGTTGGATAAGTTAAACCGCCAGCCGTGAAGTTTGTAACCGCGAGGGTGGTTAAAGTACTGGATCCCGAGCCAGCGATGTTTCCGGTGACATCCCCAGTCACTGCGCCAGTATGCGTTCCGGTAGAGTTACCCGTTAGTGGCCCGACCAGTGAGGTGCCGGTAATGGTGGTTCCCGTGATAGCCGCTGGCGTAGAGCCGCCGATCACCGTTCCGTTGATTGTGCCGCCGGTAAACGCAGCAGCCGCAGAAACTAATGAGCCGTTGACTGTAACCGTGCCGGAAGCCGTGATGGTTCCCGTGGTGAGTGAGCTGGGGTTGATACCTAGCTCTAAAATGTTACCCGAAGCGTCTTCTGTGAAAAGTCGCTTGTCGGCAAAGTTGACCGCCAACTGCCCTGCAATCAGGTCAGAACTTGTCGGAACCGCCGAAGCAGAAGAAGATTTCTTAATGCTTACCTTGATCGCCATCTCAACCCTCGAATTAAAAAAAGCGGGGGGACAAAGCCCCCCGAGTTTGGCTCAAGGAGATTAAGCGTTTACTACAAGGTTAAACGCAGTATCTGGTCTGTACGCCTTTACGCCGAAGATGCAGTCGGAAGTCATCAGCTCTGCCAGCCATTCTTGCTTGTACTGCGTCTGAGTCCTGATGTCCTGCTGCATGGACAGAACCAAAGAGTCCTGATGGAACAGCATCGCTGCTTTCAGCTCACCACCGGCTGAGTTTTCTGAGGCGGTCTCAGTGGTGATCAGGTTTGTAGACATCAAAATGTCTATGCCGTACAGGTTGGCAATCAGACCATTCTCGACGACTCTGTTATTCACGAAGTCAGAAGAGCTGTACCGGTCGATGCCCATGATGGTAGATCGTGCGCTCGGCGGCACAACGAAATATCGATTATCGAAAGGCACATCTGCCTCGTCCATCTTAACCATCAGTGCGCGGAACCCTGCATCGGTGATGAGGTCTGAGCTTGTAACGGTGTCCACGGCGTAAGCAGTGAGACCACTTGAGGCGTCAACGTAGAAAGAAGCTGAGTTGACGAAGCTGGTGCCATCGCCATCACCGAGACTCTTGCCTAATGTCAGCAGTTCAGTGTCAATTTTCTTCGACAGTTGAAAGCCAGCGTCATCGCTACGGAACTCCATGAAGGAGTCGAGCTGCTGTTGCTCAGCGATATCTTCTAGCAAGATTGAATATTCAAAGTGCTTATCAATGGTGATAGCTACTTTTGCTGCGGTGTCATTCTGGATCGTAACCGCAGTGCCGGAAGCCTTTGCGGTAGCCGTCAATCGGCTTGGGGCTGGAATGTTTATCGTGTCGCCTTTAATCCCAGTCATAGGGATTTGACGGACGCGATCAGCCATAACGATTGATTTTTTGTAAGCCGCCCGGACTTCATCGCTGAAAAGTTCGGGTATAAAGTTGGCCTGGGTGGTGACGTTAGAGACGCCGCCTTGTGCTGGATATACTGAAGTTGCCATTTGGGTCATCCTCGTAAGAAAGATTTATTTAACCCTGCCGCTTCGGTACGCCTCCGCAATCTTGCCCTCTGCCTTGAGACGCCGATATTCGTCAGGTTTTCTGAGTCGAAGATCGATCATCTGCTCCCTGCTCAACGTCGGCTGTGTTCTTGCCGCTCCTGTACCAGTAGCCCCACCCGTTGCGGCTTGCTTTACCGCTTCCTGGGGAGACTGCTGCGCCAGTGCTGCGAGTTTTGGGTCAGTGTTGGACTTCTTAAAATCCGACACCAGCTCATCCAAAACCTGAACATTGAGACCATCAATGCCAGTCCCATAAGCCTGAGTTCGCATCGCAGATTGGCCCACCCAATCCTTGAATTCTGAACTACCCAAAACCTGCTCGATGTCGTTATGACGCCGGAGGAGTTGGTCGGCTGCGTTCTGGGCGGCTTGCTGCTTCATCTGAGTCTCAAGCTGCCGAACTCTGGGGCTGTCTTCGATAGACTGCTTAATCGCGTTTGCAGGATCACCGAAATAATCGATTTCCGCTGGCTTCGGTTCAGGCTCTCTCACTTGTCCGACTTGTTCGACTTGACCTTTCAAAGCTCGAAGCTCACGGCGTACATCGCCGACTTCATTGCTCTGTTTGCCAATCTGAGTTCTCTGATCAGCGATTATCCTCTCAAGCTCTTCTCTTGATTTGCCAGCAAATTCGCTCGGTGGCGCTTCCGCTGGTGGCTCATTTTTAGAGTCGAGAAAATCTACCGGGTCAAGTTCGGGTTGATCCGTTGCCTGTTCTTTTGCCATAAATCCCTTCTCAAGTTGTCCCTCTCGGGCTTGTTAATATTTCGCAGGGCCGTGGGATGCGACTTGTCTGCGCTCTGTCTTTATTTTCTGCTGCCTCATTAGCGCCCACTTCCTAGTCGCGCTTGGGAAGTCGCCACTAATCACATCAAGCGCCGCACGAGTTGCAGAAATTAATCGAGTCGATGGATGGCCACAGAGAGTGCAATCGACACTTAATGCCTCGGAGTCTGCAAGCTTTTCAAAAATCTCCTCACAAGAGGTGCATTGAAAGTCAAACAGTCTTCTGGGCATAAAGTTCTTCGGCTCGATCCCGCAGTGATAGCACCTCGGCAAGCACATTGAGCTGACCCTTGCGGAAGCTCAAATCGTTGTTATCCGTGGTGAATTCCACTGAATTTATATTCGCTCTAGCCGCTTCGAGTTCTTCCAACCAAAGCGACCAGCCGTCTGTCGAGGTCATTTCAAGCATGGCAACAGCCCACTTTTCATCTTCCTCTAGATCG